ATGGAAAAAGAAATTCGATGCCGCAAATGAAAACAAGTCTGAAGGACTTGGAGACACTATTGAAAAGATTACTGAAGCTACAGGAATCAAAAAAGCAGTTAAGTTTTTAGCCGGAGAAGACTGCGGGTGTGACGAAAGAAAGAAAATGCTTAATGATATGTTTAGATATAATAAGCCTCTATGTCTAAACGAAGAAGAATATAACTTTTTAACTGACGTGTTTACGACTAAAGGAAGTATTATATCTGCTGGCAGAGTAGTTAGATGTATTAATATATTTAATAGAATATTTAGTGCAAAACAAAAAGCAACGAGTTGCAGCTCGTGCTTTGTGTCTAATGTTTACAATCCTCTTAAAAAGGTTTATGAAGCCTATAAATAAAGAAGAAGATTTATTTAAATATTTAAAATTAACACTTTATCCAGACTTAGTTAAAGCAAGAGGTAAACTATCTAGATGGGATTGTTATTCTGTAAAGAAAGCTCATAGAATAGAATTAAAATGCAGAAAAACTCATTACGATACTTTACTTATTGAGAAAAAGAAATTTGATGCAATGATTGAAGTTTGTGATAAATATCTCGATATTCCTTATTATATTTGTAGTACACCAAAAGGTATATATTCTTTTAATTTATATGAAGTGTATCCTGAATGGGAAGTGAATTATAAAAATCCTGCTACTACTCAATTCAATAATAGAAATAAGATTGCAAAAGAAGTTGCTTATTTAAACATAAATGATGCCAAATGGACACAATAAAATTACTTGACGGGTCAGAATGGAATGTTAAAGACATCTTGAAGAAGATGGAAGATAATAATTTCTACTATGGATTTTTAGGAAAGAACACTTTGTCTTCTTCTGTTGCAAAAAAACTTATGGTAAGTGCAGAGGATTATATGGAATCAATAAGCAACCCTAAAGATCCAAATATAAAGCCATTTAGGGATGGTAGATTAATTCACGTTTCAATATTAGAAAGTAATAAATTAAATGATTATTATGATTTTATTGATGTACCATCCAGAAGGAATAAAGAGTTTAAATTAGCTAAAGAAAACTCAGAAGGTAAAGAAGTTATGCTTGAAAAGGAAAGAATCTGGGCAGACGGATTAAAAGAAGTTGTTTTACAGGATCCTGAAATAAAAGAATATATAACTAAAGGAGAATGTGAAAAGTCTGGAATAGGATATGTAATGGGCCTGCCTTTTAGAGGCAAGGCCGATTGTTTATATGAAGATAAAATAATTGATCTAAAAACTACTTCAGATATTGATAATTGGGAATATAATAGTTATTTTTATGGCTATGATATACAAAGTTATATTTACACACAATTGTTTAACAAGGATAAGTTTATCTTTGTTATTATAGATAAAAGAAATAATAAATTAAAAACATATACGGCCCCAAATGATTTTATCGACTCAGGAAAGAGAAAACTTAGAAGAGCAGTTGAAAATTATATCAACCACTTTGGATTTTAACAGTTCGGTTAGTTTGTTGTATTATAATTTAACTATAGATGATTTTTTAGCCGGGGCTTCAATTAGACAAATACAATCTAGCTTAAGATTTTATGAAGAGCTAGAGTTGTACGATGAATGTCACGGAATATTTATGGCTATTAAATATTATAAAATAATAATGAGAACCTTTATAGATAAGAATTATGAAAATTGAAAATGTAAGAAATTTTATAGAAGATAAAACAGAGTTAGATATATCCAGGAAATCAAGAAAAAGAGAATATGTATATGCTAGATCTATGTTTTTTTATTTATCAAGAAAATATGCAGGATGTTCGTATTCTGAAATAGCTAAAGAAGTTAAGTGTAATCACGCATCTGTAATTTATTCTATAAAAAATACTATTCCTATAATATTTTCAGAGGAGCCTAAATTAAAAGCAATATGTGATAATTTTCTTTCATTGTTTAAAGAAGATATAATATCAGATACAAAGAAAAGAAAAGAAATAATATCTGAAAACATAGACTTGAAAATAAGATTATCTAGATATGAAGAGGCTGAAAAGAAAAACAATAAAACTAAAGTAATTCAAAATACTATAGATTCTAGATTTGCTAAATTAATAGAGAACACTCCGGAAGACAAATTAGACGATTTATATGTTACAATGAAGGCTAAAGTAAATATGTTAAATGCGCAATGGAAAGATAAAATAACTGTATATTCAAGTTATGAAACAATCGATTCGTTTTAATGGCTAGTAAAAGAAAAATAAAACCAAGAGTCAGATATGATTCAAAAATAATATCCTGGTGTATTAACAATGGATATAAAGTTTATCCTGTTCCTGAAGGCAAAGAATATAGAATAGTTTTAGAATATAAAGGAATGAAAAAGAAATCAGATCTTCTGTATAATAAAAAACAATGGAGCGATAGAATATGGGAAGTATATGGATTAATATACGATAAAAAATGCCAAGAAAAAAAGTAGAAAGAAAATATATGAAAACTACTGATGGCCGAAAGAATAATGGTCAGAAGAAAGGAGACGCCGTTCTTAGAAGAACTATGGCTACTCCTGCCAATATTAATAAGGCAAAAAAGAATAGATCTAAAATTCTTGCTACAGGTGCTATTAAAGAGGTTTATGGATCTGAAGAAGCTTTTTGGGTTATGGTAGCAGAAAATGCTAAAAACTCTCAATTCGATAGAAAAATGATATTAGAATATATTTATGGTAAAGCTAGAGACAATACAGATATTTCTTCAAATAATGACAAGGTAGATATTTCTATTATGAATTTCTTTCAAGGTACTCCAAAAATAGAAGAAGACAATACAATTGAAATAGAATCAGAAGATGAAGACACCGAATCTTAATCACAAATATCAAGCATTTGGAAATAATTCTAGATATTTTATTGTAACTGGAGGTAGAGGATCCGGTAAATCATTTGCTGCTAACGTATTTTTATTATTATTAACTTATGAAAGAGGACATAAGATTCTATTTACTAGATATACAATGGTATCCGCAGCTTCATCTATTATTCCAGAATTTATAGAGAAGCTAGAGATTATGGGAGTGGTCGAGGACTTTAGAATAACTAAAGACGAGATCACAAATATAAAAACAGGATCTAGTATTATTTTTAAAGGAATTAGAACAGCATCAGGTAATCAAACAGCAGCTTTAAAATCATTAAATGGTATTACTACATTTGTTTTAGATGAAGCAGAAGAATTAACTAATGAAGATGACTTTGATAAGATAGATCAGTCTGTTAGGGTGAAGATTAAACAGAATAGGTGTATTCTTATATTAAACCCTACTACAAAAGAACATTGGATATATAATAGGTTCTATGAAAACAGAAATATACCAGATGGTTATAATGGAATGAAAAATAGCATTACCTATATTCATACAACTTATAAAGATAACGTAGACAACTTATCTATATCATTCTTAAATCAAATACAAGACATAAGAAGAAGAAGACCAGAGAAATACACTCATCAGATCCTCGGAGGCTGGTTAGAAAAACAAGAAGGTGTTATATTTCGTAATTGGAGAATAGGAGAATTCAATGAGAACTATGACATATATTATGGACAAGACTTTGGATTCTCTATAGATCCAACAGTCTTGACTAAATTAAGTATAGATAGAAGGGGAAGAAGAATATATTGTAAAGTAATGTATTGTAAGACTGGACTTTCTACAACTCAGATAGCAGATTACAATATAAGATATGCAGGGCCACATTTAATTATATGTGATTCAGCTGAGCCTAGACTTATAAATGAAGTAAAACTTAAAGGTGTTAACATCAGACCTACAATAAAAAGAAAAGGATCTATCTTATCCGGTATCGCTCTTCTACAAGACTTTGATCTAATCATAGATCCTGATTCAACAGAATTAGTTAAGGAATTAAATAATTATGTTTGGGCCACTAAAGGCCAAACAAAACCAGTTGATCGCTGGAATCATTGTCTTGACTCAATCCGCTACGCAGCTCAATACGCTTTAGAAGGATTTTCTAAAGGTAGTTACTCAATTCGTTAAACGCAGTAGGGTTAGACTCTTAAACGCAGTAGGGTTA